GCGATAATTCAGTAACACTTGGTAATGGAGATGTAACTGATGTTTATATGGCACAAGATGCCACAAGTGACAACTCTACAAATACTGAAGGTGCGACAGTTTACGCTAAAGGCTTACACCTTAAACAATTATCTGCTCACGATTCTGGTGGAATGGATACTCCATTAATATTACATAGCCATTTTAATGATACGCCTTCAGGTGGTCAAGGTACAGGATTGCTTATTAGAAATAGTGCTGATGATGATAATTCAAGTGAAGATGTTGCAAAGATTGGATTTCTTGGTGGAAGTGGAACTACTGCCACAAATCTTGGTGGAGATATATCATTTAGTGTTATAGGTGCTGGTACATTAACAGAGATAATGACTTTAAATGGTACAAATGGATATTTTAATGCAACAGTAAAAGGTAATACTCCAAGCGGTGTTACAAGATTTGGTCTTAATGTAGAAAATGATGGAGATCAAACAACTTCACAAGGTATTGAAATTAAATGTGGAAAAGATACTCTTGGTGCTGATGGGGATGCTATTTGGTTAGGTTTAAAAAGTGGTGATGGTGATGACATAGCATCTATTAGATATGTACACTCTGGAGTAACTGCTGGTATTGTAGCCACATCAGATGAACGCTTAAAAGAGAATATAAAAGATACATCTATAAAAGGATTAGATAGTATTAATGCTCTACAATTAAGAGAGTTTAACTGGAAAAGTGAAGTTAATAGAGGTTCAGAAAAAATTAAAGCTGGTTTAATTGCTCAAGAAGTAGAAAAAATAGATGACATAAAAAGCATGGTTACAAGTTTAGGAAAATTTGGAGAAAAACTAAATGACAAAGGCGAAGTAACTCAAGAAGCAATTTTAAATGATGCTAAAGGAATTGAATGGTCATCTACTATTCCATTTTTAATTAAAGCAGTTCAAGAGTTATCTGCAAAAGTAACTGAATTAGAAAACAAATAATTAACAAACAAGGAGTTAAAAATGGCTAAAAAACAAAAAGAAAAGCCAGTCTTGAGTCTTGATGGGAAAGATTACCCTATGGATGAAATGACTGATAAAGATAAGCAGTTAGCATTGGAAGTTAAGCTTTATGAAAATCACGTAGCTGATATTCAAAATAAATTAAATACCAATGCTTTTATGCGTCAGCAATTAGTTGAATGCGAAAAAATATTCGCAGATAAACATCAGAAAGGTGTGATAGAGCTTAAAAAAGCTTTAGAGCCTGAAGCGGTGGAGGCTGAAGCAATCTGATGTTAATAAGGAAAAGTTCTCAGGGTCATGATTTACAGTTATATCGCAATACAACTCCAGGCGCAGTTCGTACGAAGAAATTTAAAGATGGTACAACAGAGACCCTGACTTATCCTTCTAGTAAAAAATACTTTTTAGTGTTTAATAGAAATGTCATTCAAAGAAGCGATAGTTGGGATACAATTGAACAGGCGTATGTTGATAAATGCGAACAAGAGCATAGCGGAGGAACAGGAAGAATGTTGATAGGGAAACACCAATTAGTTAATAACGTTATAAAAGAAATATGAAGTCACCTTTAACAAAATTAGTACAATGGCAGCTTAGAACAGGTCAATTGGATGGTTGGACTGCTTATCACATAGGTGCAGGAGCTTTTTTTTGCAAAATATTTCAATGGTTAAATTGGAGCGATTTATGGTGTGTTTTAGGTGTATTGATACTTGGTATAGCTTGGGAGGTTTTTGAGTGGATAATAGAGAATTACAAGCCTTATATCACTAAAGAAAAGTGGGCATACAACACAATGGCTGATATAGTAGTAGAAACTGGTATAGCTTGGTGGATGGTCCTATGAACAAAGTAATACAAACCTTAAACAATGGAGACTTTAAAGTTGTTAGTACGAGTTATGACGTTCCTGTTAATTATATTAGGGATACCAAGTTGCAGTCAAGGATGGGTAGTGGGGAGCATACCAATGGGAGACGAAGAAAAATTTACAAACACAGTATTCACAGAGATAGTTGATGCCGATTCTGTGGTTCATTGGTTTCATGGTCGCATCAGCGATTATAACAATTGGTGTTATAAGCATCAAAGATTGGAAGAGGTCAAAGTAAAGTAATGGAAAACTTTGATCAGCAAATAAGTAAAGTAAGAGAAGATTTAGCAGAAGTAAAAACCGATGTTAAACATGTTCTATTGCATCTAGAACGACAAAATGGACGGATTGGTCGTTTAGAAGAAGATGTAGATAGAAATAAAAATGATATTATAAAGGCGAAAACAATGGCAAGCGTTCTTTCGGGAACAGTTAGTTTGATTGTAAGCCTTTTCATAAGCAACAGACCATAGGAGGTAATATGGACATTAAGTCTATAGTTATTGGTGAAATCACCAAGCAAGTAGAAGCATCTATTCCTCAGTTACAGAGTGGATTAGAAGCTCTTGTGATTGATAAAATTCAATCCAAAGAGTTTGAAAAAGAATGGGCAACTGCTATTAATTCTAAACTAAATCTACCCTTAATGAATGAAGCTCAAGAGCAAGAACTTTTTGAGACTCTTGTAGACAAAGGAACAGATATTCTTGCAGGAATTATGTCCAAGCTTTTAAAGGGAAAGTAATGATGAATGATCATCCGTATAAGGAGATTATTCAAAAAGTTATTGAACGTGAAGGTGGAGCAACAATAACCAATGATAGTGATGATCCTGGGGGATTAACTAAATATGGTATTAGCAAGCGTTCCAATCCCGATCTTGACATAGAAAATCTCACTTTAGAAAAAGCGATTGATATATACAAGGAACGATATTGGGTTCCTTCTAAGGCAAGTCGTTTAGAGTTTGAATTAGCTGAATCGTATTTTGATATGGTTGTAAATGCAGGAAAAAGAAGAGCAGTAAAAATTCTTCAAGAAGCGTGCAATCATAAAGGACATGCTTTGGTGGTAGATGGTATGATAGGAAAAGCCACTATTGGTGCTTGTAAATCATTAGAAGCATCTCGATTCAGAGCATTTCGAGTTAAGTATTATGTAGAACTTGTTGCACGAAAACCAACGTTAATGAAATATTATTTTGGATGGTTTAGGAGGGCAATAGAAGCATAATGGGAGATTTATCAAAAGACGATATCAGAACCAAAAATAAATACGATACTAGTAAAGTTCATTTAAAAGCAATTCCAAAAGAATTCTATGATGTGTACATGAATAAAGAGTACACACCTTCTATTCTTTCTGAATTATTTGGTGTTGGAAAACGTACAATTCGAAAATGGAAACAAACCATTCGAGAAGAAATTGGGTTTCAAAAAGAAGTGGCAATGCCAAAAGAAATCGATGTAGAAGATCTTGTAGAAGAAAGAGTTAAAAAATTTGATAGAAAAACCAAAAAGAAAAATTATGAAAAATTGGTTTCTATTAATGTACTGCAAGATGGACCTATTGGGATTGCTCATTTTGGGGATCCTCATGTAGACGATGATGGTACCAATATTGGAATGTTATTGCAACATGCAAAGTTGGTAAAAGAAACCAAAGGATTGTTTGGTGGAAATGTAGGAGATGTTCAAAACAATTGGGTAGGTCGTTTAGGTCGTTTGTATGGGGAGCAATCTACTTCTGCAAAAGAATCTTGGAAATTAACAGAGCATTTTATTACAATGGTTCCGTGGTTGTATTTATGTGGTGGTAATCATGATGCGTGGAGTGGTCAAGGGGATCCATTAGAATATATGGTAGGTCAACCTACAGTATATGCCAATCATCAAGTACGATTAAATTTAAAGTTCCCAAATGGAAAACAAGTACGAGTCAATTGTAGACACAATTTTAAAGGGCATAGTATGTACAATACTGCTCATGGTATTACCAAAGCTGCAATGATGGGATGGAGAGATCACATTTTAACTGCAGGGCATACACATGTTAGTGGTTATCAAGTCGTAAAGGACCCTATGAACGGTTTAATCTCTCATGCCATACGTTGTGGTAGCTACAAAACATTTGATGGCTATGCGGAAGCGTTGGGATTAGCAGATCAATGTATTTTTGTTTGCCCTGTTACGATTATTGATCCCAAGTATGATGATGCAGATCCAAGACTGGTAACTACAATATTTGATCCGTTTGAAGGAGCAGAATATTTAACATGGAAAAGGAGTAGGAAAAATGCCTAAAAAGAAAAAGAAAAAAGGTTTGTATGCCAACATACATGCAAAAAGAAAACGAATCAAAGCAGGAAGTGGTGAAAAAATGAGAAAAAAAGGTGCTAAAGGCGCACCTACTGCTAAAAACTTTAAAGATTCAGCTAAAACAGCAAAGAAAAAACCAACAAAAAGAAGGAGAAAGAAGTAATGCCATACGGAAAAGGAACATACGGATCAAAGAGAGGTAGACCTCCTAAGAAAAAAACAGGAGTTAAACCTAAAAAAGCAGGTAAGAAAATGTTAAATCCAAAACAAAAAACATTACCTAAGAAACTTCAAAAAGCAATTAAAAGAAAGAAAAGATAAAATGGCTTCACCAGCATGGACAAGGAAAGAAGGTAAATCTCCTAGTGGGGGTTTAAATGCGAAAGGACGGGCAAGTTATAAAGGTGGCACGTTAAAAGCACCAGTTACAAAAAAAAATCCTACTGGAAAAGCAAAAGCAAGACGAAAAAGTTTTTGCGCAAGAATGTGTGGTATGAAAAAAAAGTTAACTGGGAAAAAAACTGCAAATGATCCTAATTCAAGAATCAATAAAGCATTAAGAAAATGGAGATGCAAATGCAAATAAACAATGATAAAGTTGTAGATGAGCTTATTGATAATTGGAATTACGAAGATGAATTTGATTTAATAGAAATAATGACTTTAGAAGAAGCAGAAAACACAGAATTAGAAGAAGAAATAACTAATGATTACGAAGCTGATTATACCATATGGAATAATGAAGAAGATTAAATAATGCCAAAAAAAAGTAAAGAAATTAATCCGTTTGATGGTGGTTGGAATAACTTTGCTGACCCCAGAGACATTGAAGAAAATGAATCTGCAGTATTGGTCAATTTATCTTCTTTGAAAAAAGGTCAATTATTTATACATAAAAACTGGAAAACAGTTGCTATGCATACAGGTACTGGTACAATGGGTGAAATGGAAATTGTTCCTTATCGTGGATTGTTTGTATATAAAAGAGACTTTACTCAAGCAGATCCTCCAGTTGAAGGAGAAACTACTATTTATTTAATAGCAACAAATGTTGCAAGTAATATGAGTGTATTAGTTTCCATGTTGG